CGACTTCCAGATACTCTTAGTTCTATTGATCTGGCGGCATTAAGGGAGATTATATTACTTTATCAAAATAAGCTGTCTAGTTTGCAAGAACTTCTTGCAGATGTACAAACGTTGCCAGATACCATTAGCCTTACAACGCGAGTGCCACTAGGATAAAATTCATGCGCGGATTCAAACAGGAATTGTTAGAGGATACTAAAATTGATATCCCTTACAAATACTCTCCGCGTATTTACCAAACTCCAATTTTTACTGCTTTAGACGAAGGCATTAAACGCATTGGAGCCGTGTGGCACCGCCGCGCAGGTAAAGATGTCACATGCTGGAATGCGCTGATTCGTGAAGCCGCAAAGAATGTGGGCACCTACTTTTACATATTTCCCCTGCTCAACCAAGCTCGAAAAGCTGTGTGGCAAGCGCGAGGGAAGAGTGGAATACGCTTCCTCGATCACATTCCCGAGCAGTTACGGAGAGGTGATCCTAAAGAAGTTGAAATGTTGGTGCCGTTATGGAATGGATCAATTATTCAGTTACTAGGATCAGATAATGCAGGAGCTTATCGTGGAACTAATCCCCTCGGAGTCGTCTTCTCAGAGTTTGCCTTCTCTGACCCTGCCGTGTGGGATACGTTTCGACCCATTCTTGCAGAGAATGGTGGTTTCGCCATTTTCAATTCCACTCCCTGCGGGAAAAATCACTATTACGATCTCTACCACAAAACACAATTCAATCCCCGGTGGAGATGGAACATCCTGACAGTAAACGACACCTTCCGAGAAGATGGTGTAACGCCTGTAGTAACACAGGACATGATCGAAGAAGATCGACTGTCGGGGATGGACGAAGAGTTTCTACAACAGGAATACTACTGTAGTTTCACTGGAACTCGCGTAGGCAGCTATTATGGCAAATTGGTGGAGCAAGCCGAAGCCGAAGGCCGAATTGGAATTAACGTGTCTTACGATCCCAAGTTTCCAGTGTACACTGCGTGGGATATTGGGACACGAGATGCAACTACTGTTTGGTTTTATCAGAAACACGGTCGCGCAGTTCATTTTATCGACTATTACGAAGATTCGGGCGAAGGTGTAGAGCACTATATCAAACATCTGTACAAACAGCCTTATGTCTATGGAAAGAATTACGCACCCCACGATATCAAGAAGAGAGACTTTTCATCTGGAAAGAATGCTTTTGATGTGGCATCTTCGATTACGGGGAAGTTGAGTTTCTTTGAAGTGGTGCCTAAGATTTCTATCAATGATGGTATTCAGGCTGTTCGGTCAATCTTTCCGCGATGCCATTTCAATTCAGTGAAGTGTAAGCGCGGTCTAGAAGCATTAAAAGATTATCACAAGAAGTGGGATCAAGACAAACGGATTTTTGCAGCGGTTCCGGCACATACATGGTCATCTCATGGCGCAGATGGATTCCGAGTATTCGCGCAGAGTTATGAAGAGGTCCAAGTGTTGACAGAAGAACCTAAGATGCGAAGGCCATATGGTTCCAGGGCTGAAAGTGACACAAGCTGGATGAGAGGTTAAATTGACTACGATTGAAGAAGAAGCCTCTCCAGTCTCGGAGCAGACAGACTTCATACGAGAAGCAATGTCGCGTATGCGCGTTGCGACAGAGTATGATCGGCACAATCGGCAAGCGTTCCAAGAAGACATGCGGTTTATGAACGGTGAGCAGTGGGACACCGGGATTAAGCAGGATCGTGATCTCGATGGCCGCCCCTCATTGGTGTTGAATCAGCTTCCTCAGTTTGTTGACCAGATTATGGGCGATATTCGGTTGAATCGGCCCCGTATTAAAGTGCGACCCTCGACCAGCGCTGCATCTGTTGCTATTGCTAAAATCTTCGATGGCATTATCCGTAATATCGAGTATTATTCGACGGCTGAGAGCGTCTATGATAGTGCAGCCGAGTCAATGGTAACGGGCGGTTACGGGGCATGGCGAATCATCACAAAGTATGAAGGTGACGATTCCTTCAACCAAAAGATTTGTATTGAGTGGATTCCAAATCCGCTTAGTGTCTACTTCGATCCTCGTCCTTACGACTTGTCGAAGGAAGACGCAAACTGGTGTTTCGTGACTGAGTGGGTCACTCGTGACGAATTTAAGCGACGATACCCCAAGAAACAACCCGTCTCGATTCCCGAGTCAGGTACAGGCGATTCGTCTGGTTGGTTTGAAAAAGATAAAGTGAAGATTTCCGAATATTGGATTCGGGAAGCTATTGAAAAGAAAATTGTCCAACTTTCTGACGGTCGTGTCATGACCTCCGAAAAAGCTACGGAGGCTATTGAGCAAGCCAAGTTACAAGAGAACCTAGCTGCTCTGGAAAGTGGACAACCTATACAGTCCCAAGTCCCTACTATTGTCAAAGACCGAATGGTATCTTCACACACAGTGAAGCGATATGTCATCTATGGTTTGGGTGAGTTGGAGGGGCCTGAAGTGTTTCCTGGTACCATCATTCCGATTATCCCTGTATACGGAAAAATGGTGGTAGTGGATGGCAAACGATTCATCCGTGGGATGGTTCGTATGGCCAAAGACGCTCAGCGCATGTATAATTACTGGCGTTCTGCAGAAACAGAGTTCGTCGCGTTACAGCCGAAGTCTCCATGGATCGGCACAGCGAAGCAAGTCGAAGGCCACGAAACACAGTGGAAATTGGCGAATAAGCGTAATATTGCATATCTCAAATATAATGGAGACCCGGCTGCTCAAGGTCCACCCCAAAGACAACAGCCTCCCGCTGCGTCTCCTGGGATGTTTCAGGGTTCGACTCAGGCTCTCGAAGACATTCGAGGGACGATGGGTCTCCACGAAGCCTCACTTGGAATGAATGGAAATGAGCGCACTGGGAAGGCCATTGAAGCGAAAGAGCGCACAGGTGATGTAGGCAACTTCGCGTATGTGGACAACCTATGCAAGGCAATGCGCCTGACTGGTCGAATTCTCGTAGACATCATTCCAGAGATTCATGATACTGCTCAAGAACTGATGATTCGGCAACACACAGGAGAAGAGACGCCTGTGATGATCAATCAGCCTGGTGAAGAGCGAGGGCAGATGATCAATGATTTGTCTGCTGGCAAATATGAAGCGATGGTGGACACAGGGCCATCTTATACAACTGCTCGACAGGAAGCTGCTGCTGGGATGTTAGGTTTTGCTTCAGTCTTTCCTGAAGCTGCGCCGTTGATTCAAGATTTGGTGGCGAAGTCCCAAGATTGGGAGTTTGCTCAGGAAATTTCTGAGAGACTCAAGAGAACGATTCCTCCGGCTATTTTGCTTGGTTCTGAAAATATTCCCCAACAGCCACCGTCGTCTGATGAACGTATGTCAGAGTCGAAGGCTCAGCAAGCAGAAGCAAAAGTTCAAAGAGAGTTGCTTAAAGTTGACGAGGAAAAGATCCAAGTCATGCGGGCGGCTCTTGAATTACAGAAAGATAAAGCTGGTAACGATGTCAAGAAAATGGTTCTTGACGTTCTCTCAGATTTGCTCAAGGGCTCCGAAGGGGCCAAGCAAAACACAGACACCTAAACCAAGAAAGGATCATCTGTGAAAATTCATACCGACGAGGCTCAGCCGAAGCAAGCCGTGGTCAAAGAGTCCGAGGCGAAACCGAAAGGTTTTGGCGCAGATCGTCAACCGGAGCCGTCTCTCGATCCAGATCCGATGCACAAGGGTTCGTTTAGCCCTCACAAATCGAGTCCGAGATAAGAGAAGGTTTCACCAAACAGGTACTCAAACCTTAATTTGAGGCAAAGGGGAGAACTAACGTGGCTGACCTAGCTACCGATACCGTTGATACGGGCACTGAAGTTGTTGTTCTAGATACTACCTCACAAGAGGGCGCTGTCGTTAAACCAGAAGGGTCTAACACCGAGACGGGTGTTGACAAACCAGATGCAAACGAACCACCTGAGGATCAAACCCCGGAGTGGGCAGTAAAGCGTTTCGCAAAACTCACTGCACAGCGCGAAGAGGAAAAACGGCTACGCGAGTCTGCCGAAGTTGAACGGGAAGCCTACAAGAAACTGCTCTTTGAAAGAGGGCAGAAGCCTGAAGAAATCAAACCTGAGCCCAAGGCTGTTCAACTTGTTGCGCCGAAGGCCGACGACTTCGACAACTATGATGCTTATATTGATGCGTGCGTAGACTATAAAGTGCAAGTCACACTTCAGAAACGAGATGCTACGGCATCAGTTCAAACTGAAGCACAAAACTTGCAAACGAAATTCGTGCAAAGTGTAGAGAAGTTCAAAGAGAAGACCCCAGACTACGATGCTGCGGTATCAAATCCTGCATTTGTCCAGTCTCCGGCTCTTATTGAAGCAGTGCTTTACAGCGAGATGGGGCCACAAATCGCTTACTATTTGGCGAAGAACGTGGCGGAAACCAATCGCCTAAATCGTTTGAATCCGGTTGCCGTAGCACGGGAAATCGGACGGTTGGAAGAGCGTCTCACGCCTTCTCAACCAAAGAAAGTCACAGATGCCCCTGCGCCAATTAAAGCTGTCGGTGGGAATGGCACAGATAAAGTGTCGAAAGACCCCAAAGACATGACTATGGACGAGTATGCGGACTACCGCAAATCGACCACGGCGTGGAAAGGGCGGAAA